CTTCCTTTTATTCTTGCTGAAATCACCTTCCACATGACCGTCTGCCAATAACGGAGGTTTCCCGGTCAGGCTGTCAGGCGGTTTTCGGGTATCATAGATACGGAAATCAATCACATAGTTACCACTAGTGGTAATGAGTTCGCTCAAAGAGGTGGTTGATCTGTGTACGATGTTGACAGTTTCACTGGCACTGTCCTTCCTGATTACTTCTGTGTCGGATTTGACAGCCTTATGGGAGCTGCCACAGGCAAACAGCAGGAACAGACACATGAAGGGAGCCAGCAATATATGTCGGCTTACCCAGTTCATAATCTTAGCCAACATAGTCTACAACTTAAGAACTTGCATCCTGTTATTTCCGTCGGCCCGATAACTGACGTGCACCCAAGCGAAGTTAGACTCGTCAATCAACTGGTCATAGGGCAGGTTCTTGCGGATATATTCAAATAACAGCTTGTTTTGCTGACGGTCTCCTGTATCGATGTCGGCTGCTTCCCCCTTCATGTGTTGCGAGGTCTTACTTCCCCTAACGGCCGCATTAAGTTCCGGACAGCGATAACCACTGTTTACTGTTATAGGCTTTCCCCACCATGTGCGTAACGGGTCCAGTACGTTATCCACCAAGGCAGTCAGAGCAATCACATGCTCCTGCCTGCATCTGTTGTTAATACCCAAGCGGTCAGCAGTCGTTGACTTGCAGAGTTCCGCAATCGTAAAATACTTCATTTCTTTTCCTCCTTATCTTTAATTAATGTAGCCCTGCGTGGTGGAATACGACGACCGCATTCGCTGTCAGGCCTGTCACAACGGTTGTGCTCGGCATCTTTCAATTGCAGTTCCAGCTCATGGCACTTATGAATCCATGCCAGCTTATCAGACTGTTCGTTACGAAGCTCAACGTATAACGCATCAATCTTGGCGTCACGCTGGGCGATGCGTTCTTCCAGCCAGTCAACCTGCTTACGCTCGTTCTCATCCTCCATCGAATCGGCGGATGCATCCTCTTTCCGTGCGTTCGTCTTGCGGTTCACCCAAAACGTGACACCCCAGCGGACAGCCTCCAATCCCCCGAAAGCCCCGATTATAGCCAACCAGTCGTTTAATTCCATTCTGTCTATTGTTTATCTGATTATAAAATACACACTTCAAAGATATCCCTATCCGCTTGCACCATCGCTGCCAAAACACCGAAATCCATTGTCACGATATGACAATAAAAAAGAGCTTGATGACAATATTTATTGCCATCAAGCTCCTGGTTACATTGCAAAGATAGTGAAAACTATTCCATATTCAATCCATATTGAAAAAAATAATCAGGAGCAATATTTCGATTATCCGAAGAAATTAAAGAGTCACAATATTAATAGAAAACAAATAGGATTCATGAAATCTACCGGTTGTCTATAAAACCAGATGTTCTCAAGCCTTTATCGGGAAACATCTTTACTTTTCTTTTTCCCTTTTGAACGTTTTTCAAGTCACGCACAATGGTGCTGGAAAGTACCTCCGAATAAATCTGTGTGGTCTTTACGGAAGTATGTCCGAGCAGTTTCTGCACAGTGGTAATAGCCACTCCCTGATGAATCAGCAGGGTGGCACAGGTATGACGGCTCACATGGTAGGTTATCCGCTTTTTGATACCACATAACCCGGCCAGCTTTCGAAGCTGCTTATTCACTTCCGAGTTACAAGGCAAAGCGGCAAAACTTCCGATATCCGGATAGCGGTCAAGAATGCCCAATGCCCTGCTTTCAAACAGCAGATGTAACGGCAGACGGATTTCCACCCCTGTCTTGACGGATTTGAAGTACAGCCACCGCTTGCCGTTTATCCTAATGAAATTCTCAGGTGTGAGCTGGCAGAAGTCAGAATAGCGCAATCCGGTATAACAGCAGAACAGGAAGGCATCGAGCACATGGCGCATGGATTCCTCTTCCACCTCGACCGTTTCCAGTTTCTTCAGCTCGTCCGGGGTAAGAAACTCATGTCTGCCCTTCTCCTGTTTGATTTTGTACTTTCTGAACGGATAAGCATCTGCGTGCATATATCCCTGGTTGATTGCCTCATTGACCAAGGTACGGAGCTGTCTCATGTGCTTGGCTATCGTATTTACCGCATTGCCCTTCTCACGGAGATATTGCTCAAAATCACGAAGGAATGTATAGGTAAGATCCTTGAAGTCCAATCCGGAACGGAAATTATGCAGGACCGCCAGTGTCGAGTGCAGGTTGTCCTTGGTGGATTGCTTCTTGTCCGAATTGTCAATGGCTGACTTAGCGAAAGTGGAGAAGCTGACATTCACCGCACTTTTCTTCTTGACGGCATCCTTCAGCAAAGAGAGTGTGGCAGGTATTCCGCGTTTCCAATACCCCAACTCTATGCCTTGCAGATACAGGATGTATTCATAAAGCATTGTGTTGAGTTCGTTAGATTGGGGATGGTTAATGACTTGTGCCCCCTCACGGCTCCAGCACTCCGGTTTGAGGTAAACATTGGTCTTTAGGTAGATTTTCCTTTGGTTCAAATAGGCTTCAACCTGTACAAGGGCCGTGCCCTGCCTGTTAAGTGTGTTCTGGCGGTTATATACAAGACGGTATCTGATTTTATCCATTTTTCTGCAAAGATGCATGGTTCATTTCAAGATGCAAAATTTTGCCGATAAAAATACACTCTCACTTTCGCAAACAAAGGTGTATATATTATTATATATTCATCCCTGGGATATAAAAATGTAGAATAAAAAATATGTGAAATGGCATTGTATGACATAGGTTTTATGTAACGATCTATTTCAATATGAAATAATTTATTATTTTTGCCATTTTAATATATATGAGAAGAGAAATAAAAAAATCCATATTGGTTTGTATCCTATTATACTTCTGCACCGTAATGACCGGCACACACTATAACGACAGTTTATTGCAGAGTATGACCTTCCCGAATGTTTATCAATTGCCTTCGGTACGTATTTCCGTCGTTTTTCAAGACAGTGAAGGATATATGTGGTATGGCACCAAAGATGATGGACTATGCAGAGATGATGGATATACCATCGAAATATTCCGCTCGGATTTTATGCATCCGGAACTTAGCATGAACAATTGGATAACGGCCATTACTGAGGATGATAAAGGCAGGCTATGGATAGGAACCAAGCGTGGTCTTTATATACTCGACAAACAAGATTACAGCATACAGTCTGCTCAAGACGAAGAATTGCAAACATGGGCATTTGATGATGTATCCTTTTCCACAAATAATATCATTGTAGCAAATGCCAATGGTTATCGGCTGATATATAATTCAGAAGGAGCATGTATCAGGCGCGAAAAGGTAAATATAGCTACTAAGCAATGGGAACAGACCATTGATCGAAAGGGGCGGATATGGAAACTTGACACCGAAGGTACACCTATTATCCTGTCATATCCGATACTTGAAGTAAAAAAGGGGAACTTCAAAGACTTGCATATCACCCGTAATATAAAGGTGGAACAATTATCTCTGCCCGAAGGGCTGAAAATACATTTCGTGCAAAAAGACACGGCAGGCAATCTGTGGCTAGGTACAAACAAAAGCCTATGGAAATACAGTAAAGAGAAAACATGGCAGCAAATGGACGAACGGATAGGGGTTATCAATTCATTGGAAATAACTACTGAAGGCACTCTATTCTTAGGTACTGAGCACCATGGACTGATGAGTTACAAGGATGGAAAGCTGGCAAGTCTTGCCCCCGGTGCAGACAAAGTGATGAGCATGTCTATGATTGGAGATAGCATTTTGTGGATGAGTACTCTCGATGGTCGTTTGCTAGCTTATGATATCATATCGGATTCACCAAAGATAAATGCTCAATCACCAAAAAATAAATTGACAGACCATTCTGCCCGATGCGGTTTGCATGGTGACGCCATTCTCAGTGTGGTGGCGGACCGAGAAGGACGAATATGGATGCTGACCAATCAATGTCTAACAATATATTCGCCTGATATTGAAACAGTACATTACTTCTATCCAACGGATATGAAACCGCAGCCGGTACAATTTCTGATGTTGTATGCCGATGTGGAAGGAAATATCCATCTTGAAAATGACAAAGGATTATTTGCTATCAACCTCATGTCTGAAAAGAAAGATGAAGTAGTGCCACATACAGAAGTGTCACTTTCCTGCTATCAGACAGACGGAACAAGACATTTCCTCGGTAATGACAAACAAAAAATTAGTCTTTCTCCAGATGAACGCAACGTGCATCTTTATTTTACCACTTTCGATCAACTGAATGCCCGCAAGATACGTTTTGCATTCCGTCACCAAAATGAAAATGAATGGCACTATCTGGAAAAAGGTTGTAATGACGTTTACCTGACACAACTATCACGTGGAAATCATAATATCGAAGTGAAAGCTA